ACGAAGAATCGGGAGGGCCGGTGAAATGATGTACCAGGGCATGAACACCAGTAGCGGCCGCGCCGTCGAAGATATCGATCACATTCGTCAATCAATCAGCAAAATTTTGCTGACCCCAATCGGCAGCAGGATAACCCGGCGCCCCTTCGGCTCGCTGATGTCCGAGTTGATCGACCAGCCTCAAAACGACACAACCAGATTGCAGCTGATGGCCGCAGCATACAGCGCTATCAACCGCTGGGAGCCGCGCGTATCACTGACGGCCGTCACTGTGACCACGCAGATTGACGGCCAAATGATTGTGGACATCTCCGGCAGCAGGAACGACACCACGGCGAGCATCAATATTTCAATTCCGTACGGGAGCGCATCATGAGCGTAATCGACCTTTCGCAGTTGCCGCCGCCCCAGGTAGTGGAAACCCTGAGCTTTGAAGACCTGCTTGAGGAAAGAAAGGTGCGCCTGCTTGAGCTCTATCCTGACGATCAGCGCGAGGCCATAGCACGCACCTTGGAGCTGGAATCCGAGCCGATCGTGATGTTGCTGCAGGAGAATGCTTATAGAGAAGTGCTATTGCGCCAGCGCATCAACGAGGCTGCAAAAGCCGTAATGGTGGCGTATGCCATCGGTGGCGACCTCGACCAGCTTGGCGCCAACAACAACACGCCGCGGCTGATGATCACCCCGGCTGACAGCGAAGCCATTCCGCCAGTTGAAGCGGTAATGGAATCAGATGCAGATTTTCGCCAGCGTATCCCAGCAGCATTTGAGGGAATGAGCGTTGCCGGACCAACCGGCGCCTATGAGTTCCACGCACTAAGCGCCGATGGCAAAGTTGCGGATGCATCGGCGATCAGCCCGGAGCCAGCGCTGGTCACTGTCACCATTCTTTCCCGCGAAGGTGATGGAACGGCCTCTCCCGAACTGCTGGCGAAAGTGGACGCCGCACTTAACGATCAGGCAGTACGGCCTGTAGCTGATCGCCTCACGGTTCAATCTGCCAGCATCATCAACTATGAGATTGACGCCGTGCTTTATGTCTATCCAGGGCCGGCACAGGAGCCAATCCTTGCTGACGCACAAAAGCGCCTGAATGCATATATCAACGAGCAGCGGCGCCTTGGGCGCGATATCCGCCTAACAGCAATCTATGCAGCGCTGCACACTCAGGGCGTACAGCGTGTAGAGCTACGCAATCCGCCTGTCGATGTGGTGTTGGACAAAACGCAGGCCGCCAACTGCACAGATGCCCGCGTTGTAATTGGTGGATCGGATGAATAGCCTGCTGCCGCCAGGCTCTTCTGCGCTTGAGCGCCGAGCAGCGGAATCATGCGCTGCGGTTAGCGATCTGAATGTGCCTCTACGCGACCTGTGGAACCCGGACAAATGCCCGGTTGTTTTTCTGCCCTACCTTGCCTGGGCGTTTTCGGTCGATCGGTGGGATGAAAAATGGCCGGCAGCAGAAAAGCGCAAGGCCGTTAAAGATGCCTTTTACATTCACCGCCGGAAAGGGACAGTTGCGGCAATTAATCGCGTGATCGAAAACATGGGTTACACCATGACGATCGAGGAATGGTGGGAGGTTGCCGACCCTGCAGGCACATTTCGTTTAACGATTGACGTGATGAATGTCGGGATTACCGAAGACATTGTAAACGAGCTTGAACGGTTAATCGGTGATGCCAAACCTGTGAGTCGGCATCTGGCGCAATTATCGATATCAACCAGAACAATTGGCGACATTTACATCGCTGCTGCGATAAACGACGGGAATATCATCACGGTATACCCGGCTAATTATCAACCTAATGACAGCATTCATTATGACGGCATGCCGCATTACGACGGCAATTACTACTATTCCGGGGAATAGCATGACAAACATAACCGAGTCACCGAAATGGGTGGATGCAATTTATCAGATCGCGCGCGCAGATGAAGTTAAAGGCGGTCGGGGTGGAATTGCCAACATGCAAGCGCAGCAGCTTGCGGCGCGCACACTCTATCTGAAAACCCTGGTTGAGGGCGGTGTCGACTTTAACGAACTCACCTTTTATAAAACTGCCGAAGATCCGGACGGCACCATTGCGGGGCTGGCAAAAACAGAGGCGGGGAAAATCTTCCGGGTGGTGCAAGGCTCGGGTCAAGGCGTGATTTATTACCTAAATGAAAACGGCAGTGCCACTGCGGTTTCAACGCTACTGGGCAAAGACGATATAGAGGCGCTAATAACCACATTAAAATCGTGGTTAGACAATTGTTTGAATGACGCACAATACAGCCAGGATAACTTTGAAAGTGCAACCAAAAACGGTGACAGTATCAATTCGCCAGGCGCCGGCCTGTTAAAACTCTCGTCATTATCCCTGAACGATATTGGCAGGTTTACAGCGTGGTATTTGAGCGTTTCATTGGCTGGGAACGTAGTGCGGCGCTGGTTCCTGCCGCCCGGTTGCATGTTCCGCGATGGCGTATTAAAAACGAATTTTAACAAACTCAATTTTTCGGATCTGACAAACCCGGTAGTCGCGGAGGTCAGTGATAGCATTGTGCGTGTTCGCTACGCCCTGCCCGTCGGCTATGAATTTACACCCAGCGCGGATATGAAGCAGATCCACGACTTAAGCGGCGTGTTTTCATCAACCAACTACAGCAGTGTCGCGACGGCGACAGAACGCGGCGTTTCTAATCACCAAACCCCCGGCGTGATCCAATTCGTGCTAACCACGAAGGAAGTGACCGAGGCTGGTTATAGCACATCCGATGGTTACGGGCTCCTGGCCTATCTCAGCCAAATAGCTAAAAATAGCGTTTTTTTGGTCTACCCAGCGGATAGCAATATCAATAAAACCCAATCTTATGATGATGTCTCGTCATTGTTTGAGTTTCGGATATCAAGCGGGAACTATGTATTTAACGCGAATGCAGGCGCTGACATTTACTTTAATGCTGCAATCACTGAAGCGCCAAAAAATAAAAAGATTATCGGCGGTGCATCGGCGCGTCGTGTGGCCGATACAAAGAACGAAAGCAGCCAGGATTTTTTAAATTACCCCGTAGAGCTGCGTGTTAAGTTTAAACCGGGTGAAGTGGCAATGTCAGAAGCCTTATATTTAACGGATAAGGATGGCAATGAGTATCCTTGCCAGTTCGCGGGGGAGGATCATATCAATCTCCGTAAACAACTGGATATGACATATCACAGAGACGGCTCCCTTGCCTGCGGTTCAATACTTTTTGAGGACTCCTTGCCAAGTGGTCATCAAAAGTTCTATGACCTGCAATCAAGCAGTTTCCCGCGCCAGCGTGTCACCGATGATTACCCGCATCTCAAATGGCATGACAGTACGTCACTTTCATTGGATGTTGGCAATGTGAAATATATTTTCTCAAGCGAGACCGGATATACACTAAACAAAGTGTACAAAAATGGGATTAATAAGTTTATCCGTCACTCAACACATTTTGTGACGTTAATCAATGACACGCCATCATCAAGCCAGCATCGGCTGGGTGTGTCTATCCGCGTCATCAATTCCGGGCCTGTATTCACTGAAGTAGAAGTAAGTGGGTATAACCCGGCTCTTGGTCCGCTTGAGGAAAGTTCGCTGAAGATGATCACGGTCTATCGCATATTCAGATCGGGCCGAGTTCGGGTCTATAGCAAGTTTCTTGCATTGAAGGCGATACCTGAAGGCGTCCTGTATGGCATCCAAACAACGTACCTCACCCGCGATCCCTCTGGCTACAACCTGGATTATAAGCGGCGTGCCGCTGTGTCTCGGGATGCAGTCAATCCCTACTCTGTTAGCCTGATCCACTGTGTGCATGATCAGCACAGGGACGGCACGAAATGGGGCCCCACTCGCCCCTATTATGACAATATCGTCCTCGACAACCTGGCCGCTGCTGAATTCGCGTTCGGTTGGCGTTATAAGGTCAAAAATGATTATTCATTTTTAAATTGGCCGATAGAGCGTGGCTGGGCATGGTCATCTGAAAGCTGGCTCGACTTTAATGAAACTTTGGCCGATCCGACAGCTATTGCAACGCG